ACTACCTGATGCCGTTCAGTGCGCAGTTCCGGGATTCCGATCTGCGCTCAGTTCGAGAGCTGGACGGCAATATGTGGCGACGCGCGTTCGACCTGACCGGTTTTCGCCAGTTGATGGATGCCGAGGCGGTCGCTGAGTTTGAGCGAGGCCTCGCGCCAGAACCGCCAGAATTCACTGAGGACAACATCCGGGCCACGTTCATCGACCTGCACCAGCGGGCCGGCGAGATGTTCCGGCGCGGCGTGGTCAACGTGTTTCGCGGCCTGTCAGACGCCTACCGTACCAATGCCAGTGAGCCGTTCCGCATCGGGCGAAAGGTCGTGATGGGCTACATGATCCAGCATGGCTGGACGCGCGGCCTACAGGTCCGCCACGGGCCTGGGCAGGACAAGCTCAACGACATTGACCGCGTCATCAAGACGCTCGACGGCAAGCAGTTCAAGGCGCGAGAGCTGGAGTCGGCCATGAATGCCGACTTCCAGAACTGCGCAGTTTTCGAGGACGCCTACTACCGCGCGCGCGCGTTCAAGAACGGCAACATGCACCTCGAATTCCTGCGGCCCGACTTGCCGGACCTGCTCAACGAGCAGATCGCCGAGCACTACGGCGAAAGCGCCCTGGCGCATGCCAGGTAGGCCGGCAGGCCATGGCTCGGTATGAGCAGCTGCCTCGGCGGTGAGCTAGGTCCTCTTGTCCAGCGGCGGCACTGCCTTGCCCCTGTTGCCTCCTGATGGACCGCCGTCGGGCTTCCTGGTCGGCCAGTTTCCACCATGTTCCGGCTGATCAGAGATGGCGCGCGGCTTCTCTGGCGATCCGCCCTTCGCTCCACCTTTTCCATCACTAGCCATGGCTGATACCTCGCGCGTGGATGTCTCCTCAGGGTAGACATGCAGCGCTGCGAGGTTCGGCCGGCTATCGCATAGGGATTCATCCATGACACGACCGATCTATTGCCGCACCAGCGGCCTACCAATCAACGAGTGCAACTGCTGCCAGTGCAGGCCGGCGAAGGACGAGCGCTGATGGGCATCACAACCAGAACCGTCCAGCAGTACAGCTGCGACGTGTGCCGAAAGGACATACCGGAAAGCGAGGTGTTTTCCGGCGACCGCATGACTCTCTGGGGTGACCGGGACGTAGTGGCCACAGCCGCTATCGAGCTGTCCGTGGTGATCCCCTACGCCTCTGGCCCCCGCATTTGCTGCAAGGCCTGCGCAGCAACGCTGATCCGCCAGTTTGCCGCCCGCCTGACCCCAGGCGCCCCGCCAGCCGGCCAGTCCTAACGCATCGCCCAATGCCCTGACCGGCTGACGGGCTCTCGATTATCCATGAGGTAACCATGAACGACACCATCAACCAGGTGGGCGCTGGTGCGCCTGCTGATCGCGCCCGTGAGGCGCAAGGGGAAGGGAAGTGAGCGAGAAGGTTGATATGCGCGCGCTGCTTGAGGTTGCGAAGTGCCCGTGCTGCGATGGATCGGGCGGCCGCTACGACAATTATGGGAATGCAGAGCAGTGTCAGTGGTGCTACGAGCGCTCTGTCGCCATCGCCGCCCCTGGAGCGCCCGCCGATCTGCCCGAATGCGGCTGCTGCGGACAGACTGGCGAGTGCGATGCGGACTGTGATGCGCGGCAAGCCGCCGCTACCGCGCCGACAGCGGACGGAACCACCAGCGACAAATACCGCGCCGAGCTGTACGACGAGGTTTGGCAGCGCGCTCGCGACATGGGCTATGGGAACGTGACTGACGCACTGGTCGAGCTAGAGCGCATGAAGGCGGCTGCGCCGGTAGTGCAGGCAGAGCCAGTGGCAGCAGGGACGCAAAAGAAGCGCGAGCGCTGGATTCAGAACATTGATTCTGCGATCAAGTGCGGATTGCCGAAGGAGCTTGCGCGCAATCTCCTGAACACCAAGAAAGAGATTGAGAACAGCATCCACTATGGCGGCACGAAACGGCTCCGCGACAGGATTGCCGAGCTGGAGGCGCAGATTGAGCAGCAGCCGGTAGTCGCAGTGATCGGTTTCTACAAGGGAGAGCGCGAGCCACGCCTGCTGTCGTGGAATTGCCTGCCGAATGGTGAGAACTGGCTGTACGCGGCCCCCGTCGCCCATCCTGACGTACCCCGTTGCCAGTGCTGCGGCTATCTCGTTACTCAGAGCGAACACCGTGGCTGCCTGCGATCTGCCAGCCCGCATCCTGACGCCAGCGTGCTGGTTGAGGCGCTGGAGCGTGCTTCGAAGGTGATGTGGTCGGCCGAATGCAATCTCGACGTTGAAGCACAGGAGATTGAACGTGTCCTGACGGCCTATCGCGCCGCCCTGGCCGGCAAAGGAGGTGAGCATGTTTGATACCAGTAAGCTGAAGGCTCTGGCTGAGGCGGCGACGCCCGGGCCGTGGACGGCATACGACACGCACGGCAAACGCTTTATCGAAAGCATGGCTGGCGAAATGCCCGTGTGCAGTCAGAGCCCTAAGAAGCAGTGGCTGAAAGATTCGGACTTTATCTCCGCAGCCAATCCGTTCGCCGTGCTGGGGCTGATCGCGGAGGTTGAGCTGCTCCGCGCCGAGGTCGAGGCGTTGCGGCAGGATGCGGAGCTATGGGAGTCGATTCATGACGAGATACACCGAAGAGCAGATAAGGAGCACGCGCTGGCTGACCGGTGCGATTTCGACGTGACCATAATGTACGAGGACTACGCCGCCATCGACGAAGCTATTGCAGGAGGCGGGCATGCGGGACAAGAGAACTAGGCAGTGCTATTCAGACATGAAGCAGCGGTGCCTTAATCCGAACAGTAAGCAGTATAAAAACTACGGGGAAAGAGGAGTAGCGATATGCGAAAGGTGGCTTGAATCCTACGACAACTTCTTCTCGGATATGGGGCTGAAGCCAGATGGCCTGACCCTGGACAGGATTGATAACGACGCCTCTTATTCGCCCGAAAACTGCCGATGGGCAACCAAGAAGGAGCAGAGACGAAACCAGCGGACTTGCCATTTTCTGGAGTTTGAAGGCCGCCGACTATTGCTGCGCGAATGGGCGGAGGAAAAGGGGATAAACGAGCTGACGCTTTCCTACCGACTCCTCCGTCTTGGCTGGAGTGTCGAGAAAGCCTTGTCCACTCCAGCTCTATCGCCGCATGAGGTGGCAAAGATCGCCAGGGCATCACAATCCGCCATGGCTGCGAAGGACGGCCAGCCATGACCTGCCGCCTCATCCGCGCCGAGATCGAAGCACAGGCCGGCACGCGCTGGGCTGACTACATTCTGCAGGAAGGCGAGTTTGCCGGCCCGCGCGACAGCTACCCGCCGAAGCCGAGACCGGTGACGGCACTGCCAGAGCCGCAGATGCTGGACCGCTCGCCGATCGCCAGCCGGCACATCGCCGAAACCGGCGAAACCGTGCTGGAAACGGCGCGCCGCTACCGGGCGCAGGGCGTGCGCATATCGACCGCAGCAGCCCGCATCGGCTTTGCCCACGGCGGCGCCCTTCGGGACTACATGAGGCGCAGCGGGCAGGAATGTCCGTGGCCGTCTCGGCGGAAGGCGCAACCAATCTCCGCACCGACCATCACAGCTCCGCCCTATCCCGCTCATCCGTCATCAAGATCTTGAGCCGGTGAAGGGCGACCAGCTCGCCGCCCACCTGTTCGCGCCATGCGTCGTGGATGGTCTTGTACATCTGGTCTATCTCGCGGATCACGCGCCGGTAGCGCTCGACCTCTAGGGTCAGGCGGCGCACGTCATCAGCGCGCGGCTCAGCCCACATGCGACGCATCTCGCTTCGCGTGATGGGCCGGAACTCAGGAAGTTTGTTCATGGCGACTCCTTTGCTGGGAGCTTGCCACAACCCTTTTCCACATCACACAGACTGCCGGCTCCGGTCGGCGGAGAGGTATTGCCCAATGTTTTTGACGCCCCAGGAAGTGGCCGACCTGACCGGATACCAGAAGCCCAGCGCTCAGATCAAATGGCTGACGGCCGAGAAGTTCGGATTCGTGATTGGCGGTGACGGCCATCCCAAGGTGCTGCGCGAGGTTGTATTGTCGCGCCTCGGAGTAGTGAAGTCGTCGAAGAAGGAGCCGCAGCTCAGGCTGACCGGCTGAGGAATCGAGCATGCGCCCGAGAAAGAAGGACCGGCATCTGCCGGCGTGCATGTACCAGAAGCACGGAGCGTACTACCTGGTGCGCAAGGGGAAGTGGGAGCGGCTTGGGGATGACTACCAAGACGCTCTAATGGCCTACGCAAAGCGTATGACAGCCGGCACCCAGGGCGGAATGCCGGCGCTGATCGACCGCGCCATGGAGCACCATCGAAAGAAGGTCAGCGAGAACACGGCCAAGCAGTACGAGGCAGCCGCCGAGAGACTGAAAACCATCTTCGCGGAGTTCGAGCCTCGCCAGGTGCTGCCAAAGCACGTCGCCGCCGTGAAGATGGAACTGGCCGACACGCCGAACATGTGCAACCGCATCCTGTCGTTTCTGCGGATCGTGTTCAACTACGCGCTGGAATGGCAGGAGGTGGATTCCAACCCCTGCATTGGTATCAGCCGGCACACGGAGGCGCGTCGCGACCGGTACATCACCGACGCGGAGTTCGGCGCCTTGCTCGGCGCGGCCAGCCCCTACATCCGCAGCATCCTCGAAATGTGCTACCTGACCGGTCAGCGCATTGGCGACGTGCTGGCCATCAGGCTCGCAGACATCACCGAGGAAGGCGTTTCGTTCGTACAGGAGAAAACCGGCGCCAAGCTGATCGTCGCCATGACGCCCGACCTGCAGGCAGTCATCGACCGCGCCAAGGCGCTGCCGAGGAAGATCCGGACGCTGACACTGTTCTGCTCGCGCTCCGGGAAGCCGGTCAGCTATGAGACCGTGAAGGAGGCATTCAAGCTGCTGCGCACGAAGACCGGCATCCTCGACGTGACCATCCACGACATCCGTGCGAAGTCGCTTACCGACGCGGACAAGGAAGGGAAGAGCGCGCAGACCTTGGGCGGCCACACCGATGCGCGAATGACCGCACGCTACCTTCGCGGCCGGTTGCCGAAGGTAGCGCAGGCCCCGACAATGCCCGCCAGGATTCGATGAGTATTAGACAGTTCCCCATGTCAAATAGACGCCTCGCCTCCGAGCCCAGTAATGACGGGCTTTCCAGTCACACCCCGATGATGCAGCAGTATCAGGGCGATTCAGCCTAACGCCGCATGGCTTCTGCAACACAGCCTATGGCTGTCTAAAACCCAACCGCGATTTAGCTCGCCTACAGGCCAGAAAAGACGCGGAGCGGAGACGTAGTTTTAGACAGCAATACAGGCTGTATCACCCTCGCCCAGCCGGGCAATCCGGCCTCGATTCGGGCACCCATTCCCTACTCACGAACACCCTGCCGCTCGATGCAGTCCAGCACCTGGGCGGCATCACCCGCCGCCCACCAGGTCATAGGCCACTTCGCAGGCCATGCCGGCTACTCGGGCGCGGTCAGCATGCGCAGCCAGCTCTCCCGCTGCCGCATCAATCCTGCCGAGCACGTCGGCGAGCACCAGTCTGGCGGGGTCGGCTGCCTTGCCTCCATCGGCAGCGGCGGGACACGTGGCGGGTCGACGGGATAGCTCGGCGACTCGCTCGCGCAGCCGCTCAGCAGCAGTGCCAGCGGCAGAAAGGTGAGCAGCGAGCTCCTCAGTTTTGGATCGCGCATCTTTTTGCACCTCAGTTAGGGCGGCGTGCCAGCCGGATTCGATTTGTCGGGCGCGCCGCTCGGATGCGGCCAGGGCCTGCGCGTGATCGGCGCGGATCTCCGCGATCTGCTCGCCGAGCCGCCAGCCGTTGACCAGCCAGCCCAGCAGCAGGCCGGCGCCCAGGGCAACTGCTGCGAGCCTCATGCCTCACGCTCCGACACGGGCGCGCCGTCGATCCGCGCCAGTCCGGCGGCCGGCACCGGCACGCCAGCAGGCCAGCGGTAGCCAGTCACACGGCTCAACGGAAACGCCCGCACGTTGACGGCGTCCGATTGGTTGCCGCCCAGCACCAGGATGTTGCCGGCGGAATCACGGCCGACCACAAACCCGACATGGCCGCCACCCTCTCGACTGAACACGGCAACGCAGCCGTGCACAGGGGATCTCAGCGGCACGCCCCATTCGAGGTACGAGCGCGCGCTCTCGAACCGGGTCGACCGGACGCCGACGCGCTCGAACATTGCGCCGACGAATGCGGCGCACCACGGGGTTTCGTCGTCCCGGATACCGCCCCGCTTGATATCGCGCCACATTTTCAGGATCTCGGGCGCGTGCTCGGCGCCCTTGATCTCGTTCAGGCCGATCCATTTGCGGGCCTCGGCCAGCCAGGACGGCTCTACACACGGGCGCGCGCCGGCCTCCCGGGGTTGGGTGAGTTGTTCAATCATGGGTTTCTCCAGGCAATAACAACCGCCGACAGGCGTACGCCTGCTCCGCGGGAAGACATGCACGCCATGCCGTGGCGCCGCGTGACCGCATATCGACCTATCAATATCTGTTCGGTATTATTCTCCGCCCTGTACGCATCCAATGAGGCATGGAAGTGATAAGCAAACCTCTCCAGATCACTACGCACTCCAATCCAGCCATTGCGTACCGTGCCGAAATCGACGGGCTAAGGGCTATTGCCGTACTTAGCGTGCTGATCTATCACGCTTTCCCGCAGCTACTTCCAAGCGGCTTTATCGGAGTAGACATTTTCTTTGTAATATCAGGCTACCTAATAACCTCAATCTTAATAAAAGAGATCGAGAATAACGAATTTAGTTTTTCGAGATTTTATGAGCGCCGCGCCAGGCGACTTTTACCGCCGCTTCTTCCTGTGCTTGCCGCAACGGCTGTCTTGTGCGCAGCTATATTGAGCGAATCGAAATTCGCCGACTTTCTTGACAGCGTTAAAGCAGCATCCTTATTTTCTTCAAACTGGTACTTCTACTCAACAATATCATACTTTGAAACGCCAGGACTAGTTACACCACTACTACATACCTGGTCACTATCCATAGAAGAGCAGTTCTACTTTATCTTCCCTGCAATTCTATTGCTGTCATACAAATTACATAATAGACCAGCCGCACCGGTAATTGGAGCATTGCTACTGACATCGCTGGCATACTCGATATATTTGCTATCTACCAACCAGAACGAAGCAGCTTTTTACAACTCGGCAGCGCGCTTTTGGGAGCTTTCAATTGGCTGTTTAGTTGCTGCGATACCCGCGATTCGATCTTCCAGGCTGACCAGTACAACTCTAGAAGCTTCCGGTGCCGCGATGATCGCATGGGCGCTAGCAACATTTGACCACGATACTGTTTTCCCTGGGCCGTACGCAATATTTCCAACAGCAGGTACGGCGCTAATTTTGATGGCTCGCGGAGATGGGCGTCTTTCTGAAATCCTTAGACTTAAGCCTCTTGTTGTAGTTGGCCTGATTTCGTATGCGCTGTACTTGTGGCACTGGCCTTTGATGGTGGCTGCCCGTCTTGTGATGCCAGAGCCGCCTGCTGCTGTGATGATCGCCGCAATGGCTGGATCCGCCGCTCTAGCCTGGCTTTCTTACGTCGTAATCGAGCGGCCGATCAGAGCTAAAACGATAATTTCCTCGCGTCGCTCTGCATGGATGGTGGCGCTAGCCTCTAGTGCTGGCGTTATCGTTATTGCTCTCGCGCTGGGTAGCACTCATTCGCTGGCCGCGCAAAAAGCGCTGCACTCAGCATTCTTACAATTTGCCTACCCTGAGGCTGCCATGCTTTCGTATATCAACGAAGCAAAGGCGGAATACATGGCGCAACTGAATACTAACTACCATGGAGGAATGGGTCTTTATGACAACGCTCGCGACAAAGGAAAAACGTGCAGCTTTGACAACGGAAACAGCTATGCCAATCTTATTGAATGCCTAGCAGGAGAGGCATCAGACAACAATATACTTATTATGGGGGATAGCATAGGAAGGGATACGATGCACGCTCTTCGCGAAGCATTCCCGAATCAGCATTTTATAATGCTTCATCAATCAGGGTGTCCGCCTGGAGAATCCGAAAGATGCTTTGCATCGCAAAATTCAATTCTTGCGGAGCTAAAGGAAAGGGCCAACATAACTCATATATTTCTGAGCTTCCGGTATAGGCCAAGCGACTACAGAAACGTTATTCCAGGAATATCCGCAGCAAAGTCGATAACCAATAATGTATACATGTTTGGGCCAACACCTGTATTTATGTCCACAATGGATAGCTACGTAAGAATGCAGGAATTCAAAGAATCAAGCGATCACATTAGTATAGACAACAGAAGCATGGTTTCTTGGGACTTTTGGACGCTTGCTGCCGAGGCAGAAAGCCTGGCAGAACAACAAGGAATTACGTTTGTAAATATGCTTCCATTCTTTTGCAAAGATAGGCAATGCGACGTTTGGGCGGACAGCAGGCGTGGAGTGTTTTTATTTTGGGACGAGCAGCACCTAACCAAAGATGGCATAACGTCCTTTGCGTCATATTTAAAGGGGCGCCCGGCACTGGCTGAATTCAGATAGTTCCATGAGCCCGCCCTAATACTGTCGGACGGGCACAGCCATTATATCTGCGCAGTTACAGCCAGGCACGCACCCTGTAATACCCGCTGGCCACCCTGGCAGAAACACTCGCGTCGATGCCGCCGAAGTACCCTGTCCCCCACACCGCAGCGCCGGTCCCTACGACGATGGCCGATGAAGATACGGCAACTTGCGCGCCAGACCCCTTGTTTGTGCCGTCATTGAAATATGTCGGCAGGACGCGATACGCCATTCCAGAAGTCGGGCTTGTCGAAAAATCGACTTCTACGCGTCGCGGCGGTCGCTGCAGGCCGTGCTCGAACGTGTACTGCGTCGAACCGGACACCTCAGACCAATCCGACTGGTAGTCGGGCAACGAGCCCAGCTGTACCTCCCACTGGTATGCCTCTGCAATCGCATCGTAAGTCGTTTCCCGGAATAAATTGCCCAGAATCCGCCCGGCGCCAGCCACAACATGGGACTGATATCCAGACAAGTTGGGAGCCGAATAAACACCAATGCGCTCGGACCAGCCGGTTACTCCTGACATAGCGAGCGATCTTGGAATTGTTCGGTATACCATCTGATCGGTAGTCCGGTCCGTGTAAAACATAACCACATGGACAGTGCCGCTCTCCGAGGTGATGACGGCCAAGGATGGCGCTACCAGTACGCTCGCTTCGGCGCCTGGGGTTGCCGGGATTCCGCCCTGATCGGCCCAATTGACGCCGCCGTCTGTCGACAGGAACTGGCGAAGCTGCCCTCCGGACCCGCCTGCGATTCGAGAAACGGCAAGGACTGCCCCGCCACCCAAGCTTGCGTAACCAGTCTCGTTGTAATCCACGTCTCCACTGTAGACAACCGGTCCTTCAGCCCAAGTATCGCCGCCATCTCCTGTTTCCAGGAGCCTGAGTTGGCGAGGCGCGCCGATGTTGGTGTAGTACGGGATGTAGTACTTTGTTCCGATGGCAAAACCCTTACCGAATGTAAACCGGTGCTTGCCTGCCGGGGCGTATAGCGTTTGTTGCAGTGTCCACGTGATGCCGTAATCATCGGAAACGTAGATTCGCGTTTCTGGAAAATTTGTGGTGCTAAGCTCGCGCGCGACTGTTGCAACAACAACGCGCCCGTTCGGCATTACGCCGCCCGATGGGTCTCGCAGATCGTATACGGGATCCTGAGCGATAACCTGCCGTTCAGCCCATTGTCCGTTTGGCAGCAGCTTCGTGAACACTATCGGAGCGGAATCCGCCTCATGGCTAACTCCGCTCCTATAAAAAAGGCATAGCTCCCCTGTCGGGAGCTGATCCATTTGCCCGAAATGATCGTACTTGCCACTAACGATGCGTTTCGAGGCAACCGAGTTTATCGTGCTGCCGCTACGGGAAAGCTGGAATGCCCGGCCCTCTCCCGCCAGGAAGTCGACTGCGCCTACGCCGCTTGCGCGCTCTTCTATGGCGGAAATCCTGCTGCTTTCTTCCGCCAGGTGTTCTGGCAGCGCGCGCCCCAGGTAGCCGATCATTCCAGCGCCCTTCAAAGGGCTGTCCTGGCCTGCGAGGTCTAGCCGCAGCGACTGATCACCAACATCCACAAGCAGCGAGGAATCAGTCGCCCAGGTGCCAGACAGCACCACCGGGAAGCTCGCCGGCATCTTCACACGGTAAACGCTGCCGCTGTAGTCAATCAGTTGCGTCGGGCGATCAACCTGCAAGCCGACGCCGGCCTGGTAAGTCAGGTGCACAGGCTCGAATCCGCTGGCCACCAGGAATTCGGCGAAATCCTGTTCTATTCCGTGCCAGGTTTTGCGCGGAACGCCCAGCCGATCCAGCGTGCTGCGCTCTGTGCGCGACGTGACGCGAATATCGAAGCTCTCGGCGTTGTCGAGCAAGTCGCGCGGGTCTTTGCTCGGAACAGCGTTGCCGGTGTTGTACGCCATGTGAATCTCCAGGCAATAAAAAACCCGCCGAAGCGGGTCTGAATGAATCGGTGTCGGTTACGCAGGGGCGTTGTCGTCGTCCGCGTAATAGCTGGGGTCGTATTGCAGGGCCGAGACAGAGCAGCTGCCATCGGCGGACGGCGTGACTTCCTCGATTAGCGCGTCATAGCCGAGACGGGTCGACGGCCCAAACAGAAGGCGCGCCGGCTCAATGACCGGGTCGTCGATCAGCAGGTCGAAATCGATGGCCGCGGCCAGCAGCGACAGCTCGAACTCCGACACCTGCGACGGGACCAGCACGCCCGTGACCGTGCCGTCGTGGCGCCGGATCAGGCAGCGTGGCGCGGAAACCGACCAATCCAGCGGCTCGCTGGTGGTCAGCACCACGCGGTCGCCATGCCACTCCGCGCCGACGATCAGCGAGGAAATGGTGGTGCCCGGTAGGTCGTCGGTCATCGTCACGCGGTCCAGGTACTCGAAATTCAGCGCGTCCATTTCGGTATTGCACGAGAACGACAACCGCTGGCCGAGCAGCTTGCGCAGCCGACGCATGCCGATGCGCCAGGCACGCGTGCGGCTGGTGACGCCATCCGCACTGATCTTCTCGACCTTGCGCCCGAGGCTTCCCGGCATCCGGCACTGGACTGTCTCCACCGTCCAGGTGGCTGCGTCCAGATACTCCACGTCGACGCCGTCGAAGTCGTCGTGCGCCGGCGCCTGGAACGACACCTGCAGCGGCCCGCTCATCTCGTGCGGGCTGAGCGCGCCGGACGGCATAGACTGCACGCCCTCACGGACTGCGCTGATCAGGCCGCCCGACAATTTCAGGTGGCCCATGCCGGCGCCGAAGATCAGCCGCAGCACATCGCGCACCGTCTGCTGATCCGTGAAATCGAGGTCGAACGTCTCGCCGCGCGGCCCCCAGAACGCATCCTGCAGCGCGTCAATCTGCTGCGTGTCCAGCTCAGCCCTGCTGATGCCTAGGCTGTCGGTCACGCAGTAGACGGCATCGCGGATCGACCGGGACAGGCCGCCCGGGTAGAGCCGATTGGCCACCACGCTTATCTTGCGATCTGACTGCGCGCTGAGGCGGGTGCCGGTGCGTAACTTTACGGTCATGGTCGTCACGCCGGCGTAGCTTGTGGCGTGCGGAAGGCGCGCGCGCATGCCGTACCAGTTGCACTTCTCGTAAACCCGGCTATTCCCCGTCCTGTCAGTGATGCGCATGCGCACCTGTGGCCGCATCGGATAGGGCAGCGTCAGCTCGTGGGTGAAACCGATCTGATCGGCCGTGCTGTCCGTGTATTTGTGGGTTGCCGTCGTCCAGCCGCCAAGGATCGCCGAGTCGCGCCACTGGAACTGCACGGTTCGTGTCAGCGAGCGCAGATTCCCATCGTCGTTCACCCTGCCAAGGCCGCCAACCCAGAACACGTCGTACTCAAGCTCCTCGACAACGCGCCCCTCTGGGCAGGCATAGAACGGGCCAAGCCAGTTCTGCCCAGTCGGAGCGGTGAGCGCATCGAAATCCAGCGCAGTGCGCTGCGACCAGCCCGCCCAACCAGGGTCAACAACGCCCAGCAGCAGGCGATCCACGCCGGCGGTAGTGCCAGACACAGACGTCAGCTTGTACTGTGCGCCGCGATGGCTGATCGATAACCGCACATTGCCGATCGGTAGGCCAGCGAACGGAGTCGCCGGCGTACTGGTTTCCGGGTCGGCGTCGTCGTAGTCCAGCTCGACATACGCAGGCTGTGGCGGCGTTCCGCCAGACGATGCTGTGCCTACGGTGTATGTGGGCGAGACCCCGAACAGCTCGATAGGCGCAGATGCCTGGCTGATCACGCCGCCCTGATACGGCGACATCGGCTCGCCGATCAGTATCCGGCCAGAGCTGTCCTGCGCGGTCAGGCCCATGCCAGCGAGCTGGGACGTCAGGTCGGCGACCACGGCCGACATGTTGGCGTAATTGGCGGTGCAGCTCAGGGTCCGCGTGACGCCCTGATAGGTGATAGTCCAGACGGCAGGATTGACCGAGAAATCGTAGGTGGTCGGCGCGGCGCTGGCCAGAACGGTAGATGGCGACCCGCCGACCCCTGGAACGCCAGCCACTGCAGGCGCGTAGGCGCTCACAACCAGATCGTAGCCGTCGCCGCCGAACTGCAGCGAGGCCTTCATTCCGACGCTGGGCGCCATGTCGGACAGCGGCCCGCTGATGCGCGAGCGCGGCCCTACCTGGGAGATCGTGTAGTTGTCCGGCGCGCGGATCACTACGGTATTGCCAGCGGCCCAGGTAGCCGGAAACTCTGCGCCAGCGCCAACGAGCGACAGGGTTTTGCCGTTGAGGTAGAGCGCATCGGTGGTCGGCGCCTCGCCTGCCGTTTCTTCTGAGCTGAGATCCAGGCCCGACGTGCCGCCGCCGGTGGCTCCAACCTCTGGGCACGGATACCAGTTTTCGGCCGCCTGATCGCCAGCAAGCGATTCGCCGGGATCGTACTGGATGTACGACGCATCGGCGCCGAGCGATACGAACGGCGTATTGCCGACCCTCACGCTGCCGCCGAGCACGGAATAGTCGCTGGTCCCGATACATAGAAGCATGCGGGTTTCCATGCGGCGCTTGCTGACGAACCGCGACACCTGCGCGCTGATCAGGTCGGGATAGATCCTCGACTGACCCAGCAGCTCGCGCACGACTCCGCCTGGGCGCGCCTGGTTGCCGTTCGACGCGGAGTCGCCAAGCTGCTTTCCGGACTTGAAGCTGCCCGGCTTCGGCATGTCGAACAGATCTCGCGCGAACTCGAACGCCCGCCACTGCAGCGAAAGCCCAGGCGCTAGAACGTCGAGCCAGCTGCTGTTCTGCGGAACCGGGTAGACGCGGACGTCGCTGTCGGCCGCGATCTGCGTTTCTGCCCAGCGCTCGGCAGGCACAGTCACGCCGTCAACGTCGATGGTGATCGGGTGCTTACGATCCTGTTGCCAGCCGCGAACATTGGCCGACAGCCAGCCTGCCAGGGTCGTTTCGCCCTTGAGCGCGTGCGTTTCCAGTGGCTCACCAGGGAGGCGCGACGGGTAGATGCGGATCATCGGTAAAACTCCACTCTGACGAAGCGCCGGCAAAAGCGCGACAGCGGGGTCAGCCGGACATTGCTGCCGGAATTGCACTCCAAGACCTGCAACAGGCCATCCACCTCGACGACCACGCCGACATGAGTCAGCGCGCTGCCTCGGTAGCAGAGCGCGACCACGCCGGGCTCCGGATTGCATCGCTCATGCCGGCTGGCGAACTCCTCACCAGCTGCCTGCATCGAATCGCCCTGGCGCGCCTCGCCCCACTCCGGCCAGGACGGCAGGCCCATGTCGCGACGGACCTCAAGCACCAGGCCGTAGCAGTCTATTTCCGGCCACGAGCGGCCGCCCTCGACCCAGATTCCGTCGAGGTATTTGGTCAGGTCGGTCATAGGTAGCGAGTGCCGGGGAAAATGTCAGGGGTGTAGAAGTTGCGCGGCCATGCGGTTTCCAGCAGGTTGAAGTAACCGGCCGTCAACTGCGCCTCGGTGCTGGTCCAGCTGCCGCCCTTGAGCTTGTAGCGCTGCGGCGGCTCGGCCGGCGCCAAGAGATCGGTGCTGACGTATGTGCGCGCGATGATCTCGCACTTCCGTCCAGCCTCCAGCAGCTCGCGGATGTAGGCGCTGATCTCACCTGTGATGTTGCACACGGCGAAAGTCAGATCCTGCGTTCCGTCCGCGTTGCGCGCCGGAAGAGCAACATCGAGGCCGCAGGCCGTGAACGTCACGTCCTCGCCTGTCTCCAGGCGCGCCGTGATGTCGTCCCAGCCGTTGACCAGCAGGTGCCGCGACACGCCGTCGTTGACCTCCAGCGTGCGCAGAATTACCTCGCTGCCGCTGCTGGCGTAGAGTCGATTCAGGATGGTCATGCGCGTGGCCACTTCTCGTTCATAGCGATATCCAGCAGGTCGGAGCCGAGGATGTAGTCGGGGGCGTAGACCGCCCAGCCACCGCGCAGGATTGGCCGCTCGCGAAGCTCAAGCGTTGCCGAGATTCGCCAGCGGTTGTGCGGAACCAGGACCGGCCCGCTGTACATACCGGCGAACCGCGCGATGTATTCCCGCACGCCGAGCGGTGTCTTCATGGGGCACTCGAACCAGAGCGAGCCTGAGACGAGCACTTCCTCGAAGAAGGCTTCGAAAAGTACCGCCTGCTGTTCGGTCAGCTGCCACGACACCGACGACATGGTTGGCGTGCTCGTGTACTGCCTGCGCTGCCTGGCAAAGCCGCTCTGCATCGACGTGCGCAGCGCGGGGTCAACCGTTTGCAGTGCCAATCCGTCGCGCAGGGGATAGGGCAAGCCCTTAGGATACTCAATCACTTAGCTGCTCTCCCCAGACCGAATGCGCGTTGCGCGGCCTTTCCAACCTTGCCATCTCTGGTGATGCTGCCAGCCATACGATCCTCGGCGAGATCCAGGATCAGCTTGATCTGGTTGCCGCTGAGCTCCTGGCGGACATTGACCGGAGGCCCGTTGTTGATGACCTGGATGTTCGGCATCGACTGCCTGCCGGCCTCGGCATTGCTCACTACCTCACCACGCTGGTTCGGCAGCATGTACTGCCGGCCGTTGGCGGCGTTGAACACCTCCGGTGCGCCGGTTTCGTTGATGCGGTACATACTGCCGGCCGCTACCGGGCCGCCGTATTGCCGCCCGGCGAATGCAGCAGACCCGATCTGCGCGGCCAGCCCTGCACCAGCCGCGCCGACCGCCGCGTAGTTCGCCAGTTTTTGCGGGAGGGTCACGGCGGACGGGTCCGCCAGCGCCTGCACCATTGCAAGCGAGAGATTCAGGCCGGAACTTGAGATCGCGAAGATCTTTGAAAGCGCGAACATGTTCTTGTAGCTGCGCGATTGCTCGCCCTCAGCCGACTTGTAGAGCTCTGCCATCGAGCCGAACATGTTCGACGCGTTGTTCAGCGTCGTCGCGGCGCCCGCAACCGCAATCTGGTTCATCCGCGACTGGTGCTCGGCAGCCATCTGCTCTTCGAGCGCGTCGTATTCCTGCTTGGTCTGGATCTGGAGGCGCCTGGCCTCCTGAAGCCTGGTCAGCTGATCTGCGTAGCGCTGACGCTCAGCATCCGCTTCCGCTGCGTACCTGGCGGACTGCGTATCGAACGCGCCCCCGGACAGCGGGCCGGAATCGCCGCGGATGTACCGGTCCGGGTCAGACCCGAACTTTTCTTTCTGCTTGTTCAGCTCTTCTTCGGACTCAGCCAGCTTTTCGTTGGCGTCAATCAGCGCCAGGGCGGATGCCGCCGACCGCAGCTGCTCATCCGTCGCGCCGGCCAGTTGCAGCTTGTAGAGCGCTGTCTCGGTCGCCGTCATGCCAAGGACGTCGGCTTGCTCCCACAACGCGTCGATCTGCTTCTTGAGTGCGTCAGTATCCTTGCTGGATGGCGCGTTTGCGTCTGGCGCGCCACCGGCGGGCTTCGGCTTCGGCGCGCTACGCGATGCGAGCGCGTCGTCAACCTCCTTGAGCCTTGCGCGGTACTGCGCAAGCTCTGCGCCGGCGGCCTCCGCTGCGGCCTCTTGCTCGACGATGCGGCGGGCCCACTCTTCCGCCTTGGCGGAGTTCGGGAACTGCGCAAGCTGCTTTTTCAGATACTCGACTGAGGCGCCGGTTGCCATGGCGGCACCGCCTGCCCCCTCCAGCTCGGCCAGCTTGTCCTGAATCTGCACGCGGCGCAGCTTGAGCGTGGCATCCCCCAGATCACTGATCGACTCCGACAGCAGGTCAACGGACGGCTTGGCGTCGGCGCTGCTCTTGGCAAACGTATAGATGGCCGTGGCGGCCAGCAGGATTACGCCGGCCGGGCCGCCGAGGAACGCCATTGCTGTGCGCAGGCCATTGGCGGCAACCGTGGCGGCACCCATAGCCGTTGCTGCGCGCACCTGAGCGGCGGCGAACTGGAAAAACGCGCCGATCAGTCGCCCGGCAATTACGGCGGACAGCGCCATGCCGGCAGTGGTCAGGCCATCCATGATCGCAGTCATGGCCTCGCCGTCGCCGGCCAGGCTCAGCACGGCATCAGCGGCGGCAATGATGCCGTCGGTAAACGCTTGCAAGGCGCCAGAGCGCTCTTCCATGGCAACCAGGACTGCGGTGATCGCGGTTCGCGCCCGCACGCCAGCATCGGTCAAGTTGTTGGCCATGCCGGCGGCGGCCTTCGCGTTTTCGTCCAGGGACTTGCGCAGGCCCTCGGACAGTTGCGCGGCAGTCAGTTTGCCCTCTGCGCCCAGCTTGCGGATCTCGGCGCCGGCCTTTCCGGTCGCCTTGGCGATGTCGTTGATGACTGTCGGGATGGCCGAGCTGATCGTTTCCCATTGATCGGCCGACACCTTTCCGGTGTTCATCGATTTGGAGAACTGGCTGATCGCCGCCTCGGCCCGGTCGGCGCTGGTGGCGTTCTTCACGAACGCATAGGACATGGAGTCGGTGACATCCAGCGCCTGTTCGGTGCTGTAGCCCATGCTGCGCAGGCTGTCCGCCGTGCGGATATACAGCTCCTGCGCCTCCTCCAGTGAGCGATAGGTGCCGTTGGCGGTTGCCATCAGCCGGCGCTGTACCATCTCAAACTCGGCCTGGCTGTCCGTGGCCATCTGCACGCGCTCGGCCATCTCCTGGTACTGCTGGACCAGTCCGGCCATTTCGCGCAGGGCAGCGGCGGCGATCACGGCCTTGATGGCGCGCGACAGCCCGGTCATGGTCGCGTTGAGCTGGTCGGCAGCCTTGTCGGCCTTGGTCATTTCGCCGGCCATGTTGCCCATGGACTTGGATACGGCCTTTTCGGCACTCAGCAGGGCAGAAGTCTCCGCCTCGACGGTGTAATAGATCGTGCCGACGTTCTCGCCCATGCTGAATACCTCTCTCGCGGGACAAATAGAAACGCAGCCGGGACAGGAGGCGAGAAACACCTGTCGTTCGGCTGTACTGGCCTAGGCTGCGTTGTTAGGGGTTGCCCGGCGGGCAGAAATGAAAAACCCCGCCGGAGCGGGTTACTGCGGCGCGCGCTTCCTGCGCCTCTGCTCTACCTGCTCGAACCAGGCTTCCGTTGCCTCATGCTCTTCCTTGGTCGGCGCGCGCGCCCCGGGCGACTGATCAGGCGTCGGCGGGAATTTCGCCCGCATGGCGCCAACGATGCCGGTCATGGTCATCTGCCACGCCTCACGCTCGGAGACGCCGAGGTGCGCGACAGCCAGGGCCGCATGGTCGCGGGCGATGAATTCCCGGACGAACTCCGGTTCATCGTCAGCGCGGCGCGACAGGGGCTTGTGTGCCCCGGTTACGCCGTGGCGCAGCAGGCAGCGTGCCAGCGGCAGAATGTCGTCGGGATCAACCAGGCCGGGGCGGTATGCCAGGCCGGCATCCGAACGCTCGAAGAACCCGAACACGTCCGACAGATCACGCTCCGAACAGGCGTGAACGACCATCAGCGCGTCTGCGAACTGGTATTCAGCCGCCACACCCTCAAGCCCCTCGGTCATCACCGTGGCGTACGCCTCGACGATCTGCGCCGGCTCGCCGATCTGCGTCATTGCGTACAGGGATGGACGGAGGATGTGCACGTCGTCGCCAACGTGCACTCCGATTTCGCCGGTTTCCGTCAGGATCACGCCACGGTTACGGCGATGGTGTCGGTGATCAGTGCGTCAGCACTGGAGCGAGCGGTGATGGTCGCGGCGCCTGCCGACACGCCAGTGACGATACCGCCCTGGGTGACGGTGGCAACGAGCGGATCGGAGCTGATCCACTGCACGCCCTGCGGCGCAGTAGTCGGCGCGATTGCGGCCACGGCCTGGGCGGTGCCGCCGACAGCCAGGGCGATGGTTTCCGGGAATGCAGAAATGCCGGTCACGGCGTCGGCATCCGGGTCCGGGGTGTCCTCGACGATCAGGCCGAAGTCGGACGCCGTAGCGCTGGCCTCGAAGCTGAAGGTGGTGATGTCGTCGTAGGGCGCGGAGCGACTCAGCGTGCTGACCAGCATGTAGGCGGTGAAGGTCAGATCCGGGAACGTCATGCGCAGCCAGATCGCCGGCTGGCCTCCGGTAGCCACAGGCTGGATCACGTGCTTGGTCAGCTCGATCAGGTTGGCCGCGCCGGCGCCGGAAGCCTTCACGGTGCCGTCACCGGAAATGCTCATGGTTTGGAACGTGGCCAGGTTTTCGCGCAGGGAGCCGACAGAGTCAGCGTCGGTGGCGTCCGTGGTGTCCCAGGAAATTTCGAATTCCTTGGTGCGCAGGGAGCCGAAGCGCTTCCATTCGCCTTCGGTCGGCAGGGTTTCGGGGCAGTCGATGACGTACTCCAGCACGACATCCTTACCGACAAATTTCGTTTTGTTGCAAGCCATTTGATGGCCTCCTGTGGATTAGGGGCGCAAACGAAAAAGCCCGCTCAGTGGCGGGCCTTCGGGTGCTTGGTTGGTCAGTAGGTCAGCTGGAAGTCCAGCGAGTACCAGGCGCGGTTCTCGGCGGTGTATCCCGGGCCGGCCGGCTCGGTGATGGCGCGGATATGCGCGGCGCCACACGGCACGGCACCGTCAATCGTGGCGCGCACCAAGCTGTCGGCGTGCTGCCCGATGGCGGCCGAGAGCTGCCGGCCATTGCGCGGCCCCAGCAGGATCACGCGGAAGCGCGGGCGGCGGTCGTCAACGTCAACCGCAGGCCCGCCCATGGCGTGAATCGAGGCGATCCAGACGCCAGCCAGCGCAGAGCTATCGACCCACTGCCCGCGACTGGGCTGGTACTGCGCGCCAAGAGCGGCGGACACCCATGCGGCGAATTCGTCAAACACGGTAGTGCTCCCGCAAGATGGCCGGAATGGAGGGCTTCAGTTCTTCGAAGCCCTTTTCGAGGAATCCCGGCTCGGCGTTCGGGTCCCAGTACTGGCCGCTGCCGCTCGCGCGATCCTGGCCGGCCAGATCGCCGGATGCGTTGTGCACATGGGCGGCATACTCTGCGGTATAACCGACCTGCCCAGACACCCGGCCGGCTTTCACGTCGATCTGCGGCGCGTACTGGCTGTTGATCAGGTTGCTGGTATCCACCGGCGTCATGGTCTGCGCAATGGCGGCACCCTGGCTCATGATGGCGTAGACGGCGCCCTCGGACTTGCCCTTGGCGATGCCGTCTAGCTTGACTTTGAAGCCCTTGCGGACGCGCTCGATTCCTTTGACAGGCATGTCAGGTCACCAATCGGTAGTCAGGCGTCTCGCCGAAAAAACTCATATCCCACCAAGTGCGAGACCTGATCTCTTGCCAACCTGTAGCCGGGTCGTCACCGTTCAGCAGGACCATGTCGAGGTATTTCGGCCTCGGGTCTTCAGTGAATATCTCGTGCCGCGAAACGAACTCTGCGCCGTTATCATCGCGCGCCTGCTCGCTCTTCGCGGTCCAGGTGCACGCGATCTGGTATTCCTCGCCGTAGATCGTCTCTTGCGTCATCAGGTCGATGGACACGAACGGCTTGATGGTCGCCGTATTCGTGTAGGACCAATTGGCTGTCTTGCTCAATTGCAGCCCCCCTTCGCCACCCACAGGCCGGCGTGCGCCGTTACGGTTGGGTCTTGCGGGATAAGCCCATCAGCGCATCCGTGGGTATCGAGGCCGCGCAGAAGCGCCAAGGCGGCCTTCCAGCGCTCGGCGAACGACAGGTGCCGGAATGACCGAGACGCACCGGACGGGGCTGTCTGGCTTGCGATGTACTGCATGCCCTGCCCCATACCCATAAGCGCGAGGATGTAAAACTTGATCAGCAGCGCAGTTGCCGGCGAGTAGTTCTCAGCCAGGCACGCGTCAATGCTGTTGGCCTGCTCAACCAGAGCGGCCAGGATGAAATCAGGCAGCTCAATGCCCTGGCCCTGCAGGTACTGCTGCGCCTGTTCGGCAGTGATCATGCCCGACTCCTTGAATAGGTGGCCCCGTTTCCAGGGCCGGAAACGACGAAGCCGCCCGAAGGCGGCCTCTCGTCATGCGCCGATCACTCGGCCTTCGGCTTGAGCGGATCGCCTTCCGGAAGAAGGGCCTGGAGATCTTCCAGGCTGCCGCGACCGTCGAACTTGACGCCCAGCTCCTTGAGGCGCTTGGCGACATCGCCCTTGCTCGGCTCGCCGAATGCGGCTGCCGGGGTGGCCGCCTCCAGCTTTGCGACCTTGCCAGAGATCAGCCGCACGTTCGGCTTGAGCGCCGGATGGAGCTTGTCGGTCTCCACCACATCGCCGACCTTCACGCCGTGCCAGGCGCGCACCACTTCATACTTGGCCATGCCAGCCCCCTTTAGGTCAGATCGGCGGCGTAGATCACGCCCGAGCGGTTTTCGCCGTCGCGCTTGACCTGCAGGCCCATGGCCGACATCAGTTGGTAGTTGAAGTTGGTCTGCGGCAGCGGGCGCGGCAGCGGTACGTCGCCCAGGGCCATGCCGACCAGCGGGGACACGACATCCTGACGGCGCTGATAGCCGAGGATTTCGTTGCCGCTGAGCTTGAAGGTCTGGCGAACCTCTCGGGCCGGGATGAACGGCTTGATCGCGTCCAGCACGGTGCCGCCGCTCAGCAGGGTGTCGCCACCGATGCTCACGGTTGCCGGCTTCATCAGGTTGGCCATGATCTGCGGAGAGATCCACAGCACGTCGTAGGCATCGACGAAGTTGTTGCGCGCCGCAGTGCCGAAGGCGCCGGAGGTGAAGAACGAGGCCAGCACAGCCTGAGTGGCAGTGGTCAGGTTGATGTTGGCGCCGGCAGCACCCAGGTTGACCTTGATGGTGTTGCGGTGGTTCTTCAGGCCCTGGCCGGCCTTGCCGTCGACGTTGATCTTGTCGCTGCCGTCGAGCATGTAGCCGACCACTTCCTTGTAGAACTTGCGCAGCTTGGCGGCGCGGCTGTCCAGCACCAGGTCCATGCCGACAGTACGCATGCCCTCGGCGTGGCGCCAGTTCACGCCGTATCCGGCAGTGAACACCGGGATGGGGTCGCCGTCCGAGGAATAGTCGGCGTGGTCGAAGCTGTACGGGGCCTGGCCATCGATGCTGATCGCCACATCCTCGGCGATGTCGCCGGCGATCTGGTACAGCTTCACGGTCTTGCCGACCGGCAGCACGGTCTGCACGCGCAGGAGGTCGTTGACGATCTCCATGCCGGTTTCCTGGTCGCGCATCTGGATCGTCTGGCGATCCACCTCGGCCCAGAACTGCTGGGTCGGGGTCATGGCGGCGTTGGTTTCCAACATGTTGGCGGTCATCTGGCTGCGGTGGCCGTTGACCATGCCGGAGATCTGCGCCGCGAGAATGTTGCGGTTGGCTTGCAGCTCTTGGTAGTGCTGCATCAGGCGGGGGTGGGCCGCCAGGGATTGCTGGGTAAGGAACATGCGCCCTTCTCCTTATGCTGCGGTGACAGTGATGGCGGCGGCGTCGGTCTTGGTGCCGTCCGCTACGCTGGTGGCAGTGATGGTTGCAGTTCCCGCAACCACGCCAGTGACCAGGCCGGCGGCGTCAACAGTTGCGACAGCGCCGTCCGATGTGCTCCAAGTGACGGCAGAGCTTGCGGCGGCCGGGGAAACTGTGGCGGTCAGCTGGGCGGTGGCGTCGACGGCGATGCTGGCAGTTGCCGGGCTGACATCCACGCTGGTCACGGCAGCGGCGGCCGGGGTCGAGCGCATGCGCACGCGGATGAAGTCGGCGGCAGCAAACGAGGCGTCGTCCTGGCAGAAGCCAATGATGTTTGCGGAACCGCCCGCAGCCTGGCCGTTTGAGCCGACGCTGATCGGTTGGTCCTTCTTGTAGGTGCCAGCGACAGCCAGAACAGCCAGCTCGCGGCCATCCTCGACGTAGTTGCCGACAGCGGAATGGCCCTCGGGGATGGTCTGGGCGATGGTCAGGCCCTCATGCTCGGCAGCGCCCAGCACGTAGACGCGACCGAGCGCTCCGGACGGGGCGGCCTCGAACTCATTATCGTTGTTGATGACGACGAAGGTGCCCGGCAGAAGGGCGGCGGATACGAGGCGAGTCTCAGTCTTGAACAGGGACTTGCCGTCGATGTTGACGCGGCGGTAACGGGGCATGGCTTACTCCTTCGGCAGGTTGGCCACATCGGCGGTCAGGCCGGCGGCGGTGATGGCGGAGTTGCCGGCGATGGCGGCGGCGTCACCGCACTGCTTGAACGCCTCGCGCAGCGCGTCACCCTGCAGCGCGTTGGCAACCACTTCGCCGAGCTTGGCCTTGACGACTTCGCGCATCGCGGTCTCTTCGGCTTTTCCGTTGGCTTCGATCTGGTCAGCCAGGGCCTTTTGATTGGCCTGCATCTGAGTGACGGAATCGGTGATCGGCTTCAGTTGGTCAGCCAGGGCGGCCGACACGTTTGCGCCGATCTCTTGGACGAGTTCGGCTTTTTCTTCAGGGGTAAGAGGCATTTCGCCCTCCTGCTGGTTGATGACAGGCTGGGCCTGCTGGGGTTGAAACAGTTTCTTGACGCTATTGGCGACCATGGCCACCCACGACTCTTGCCGGACTACCGTAGCGCCGTCTGCGTCGATGGTGATTTTCCCGCCGTCGTTGGCGTAGCCGAATACCTCGGCCTTGCCGCCGTTGCGCACGATGACCACTTGGGAGTCGGTGAAGTCAGCGACCCAGACATATTCGTCCTCGCCGGGGAATCGCTCCTTGGCGGAACGCTCAAGGCGGCGCTCACGCTCGCGGTAGGATTCGCCCACCAGCGCGCCGGAATTGGCCTGCAGCGGCTTGGCTTGGTCGGCGTTGACCATCAGGCCCACGCCCTGATCGGGGAATGCTGCGGGCGGCTCGCGAAGCAGGATGGCGTCGTGGTCCATGCGGATGATATTCGCGACCCACTCGGCCCCCATGGCACGCTGGGCTTCGCTTGGCTCATCCTTCGTCATGAAGGCCGCAACGCTGGTGCAGATCGGGTCAGCGCTTTCGCCGCTCTCAACCGCCTCGACGCGCTGCAGGAACTCGCGACCACCCTCGCTCAACTTGGCAACCTCGATATCCACCCACTTTTCCATGTAGATCCGGCTGCCCTCCTTCTTCACGTTTCGATTCCAGGCGCCGATGTGGCCTAGGTTGATCCCCTCGGGGCTGAAGGCTGACACAAACTTGCCGTTTACCGTCGGATGACCGAGGGGCGCAAGAGTCCCTTCAAGTGCGGCATAGTGCTTGTCGATCTGCTCAGACGTATACAGCCCCCCATTCATCAGAACGTTGGCCGGCAGGGTGTAACTGGGCAGCACGATGTGCTCGCGCCCGTTGTGCTGCACGCGGCGAATCTGCTTGCTGTTCACCTGCGTATGGATGTTGACCTGCATGGGCATTGGCTATTCCTCTGTAGCCCAGGGACCTTTGCCCTTGGCTCTCATTTTTCGTTCGGTTTCGCGGGCGCGCTCGACGATGGAGGGAACCAATGGCTCGCCGTCGGCGTCAACCACCACTGAGATGGACGAGCACTTGCAGTTCACGCTGTTGCCGCCCTCGGCCCACCAATCGCGCTGCTCGTCTGTCGTGAACAGCTTGCCGTGCCGATCTGCGTGATTTTTGCGCGTAGTCGGGCTCAGTGCCGAGTAGTGCATTTCCAGCGTGCGGAGTCCGTAGCGCTCCCCTGCGTCGTCGGTTTCGTCCATCCGCGCCCGGCGCAACGCCGTGGTGATTTCTGTTCGTGAAATCCGATGCGCGCGGCGAGCCTCGATGCCGGCTTGCTGAGTCAGCGTCTTGGCGACCTCGCGAGGATTAAGGCCACGGGCCACGCCATCGGTGAGGATGCGCGCCATGCTGGCCTTGACGTTACCGGCCAGGCCCTGCATCTCCTCAAACTCACGCGCCGCGATCAGGGCAATGCGCCTGCGGTACGGCTCGGAGCGGATAATGCTGGCCAGCGACTCTTGCCCGCCCGCGTAAGCCGGCGACTGCTGCGCCAGATTGGCGAAGGCTTGCGCCGTTCCGCGCTGATATGCCGTCGAGACATACGCCTGGAAGAACCAGACGCTTTGCTCGCCGCCTTGAAGCAGCATGTCGTCAACCGCGCGCCCGGCCATCGACAGGATCGACGACAGCAGCAGCGGGTCGAGTTCGTAGGCGTAGCGCTTATTGACCGACAATGCCGCCGGGATGCGACCCAGGCCATCAATGTACGCCTGCCTGATCTTGCGCATGCGCCGCCCGAATTCGAGCATCGCGCCACGTTCGAGCCGGTCAACGCCGGTCGGGTCGGCCGGGCTCGCCGGCAGGATTGGTGCCCTCGCCCTCGCCATCGTCATCGTCCTTATCGGGTAGTGGGTCTGGCAGCTCGTCCGGCTCAAGCCCGCCAGCTTCGCGAATCTCTGCAGCGCTGAACACTTGCTCGCCGCTGGCCAGGGCCGCCGTGTTGATCTCGGCCATGACCTTTGCCTCGCCCAGCTTGTCGGCCCGCGCCGCGCTGGTCAGGTCATCCCAGATCGCAGTGAACTCGGCCTTTCGGTCAACCACACCGATGCGCATCAGGTGCGCTACGAAGTCGCCGATCTCGTAGGTCAGCTCGCCGCGCCGGGACTGGCAGCGCGCGTTGAAATACTTCTGATCTTCGCTGCTGGCCCGCTCGCCGGTCTGCATCCCCACCAGGATCTTGCTGGGGATGTCCAGGGCGGCCGAAACCGTCTGCAGGTTGATGTCGTAGGTCGGGCGCGGGTCCGGGATGTTCGATGTCAGGGCCGAGGTGGTAGCCCCCTGGGTGATCAGCATCACGTCGTTGCCGCGATTGACCTCGCGCGCCGCGTCGTTGAATTTCTGCTGAAGCTGGTCGACGCTGACGCCGTACATGCTGGCGATGGCATTCAGGTCCACTTCCTTGTCGAAGTTGACGCCCAACTGGCGGGCCGCGTTCTTGAGGAACGACTCACCAGAGCCGCCCTCGACCTTCTCCAGCGAGATGAAGGCGTTATAGGCGGGCTCAAGGAAGCCAATCGCGTCGCCCGAGTAGTCGCCCAGGATGAACACGCGATCCGGGTGTATGTTGCGCTTGCTCACGCTGCCGCCGGCCAGCGTTTCGGTGTACTGCCACATTTTCGGCTCGCCGTAGCGCTCCGATTTTTGGTCAGCCTCGAATTCCTGCGGGGTCAGGCTGCCGGCCCAGGCTGGAATCACCTTGGCCAGCGCCTTGGCGCCGGAGGTTGCCGGCTGATCCCAGGCGCGGCTGTCGCGCAACTGCAGCAGCAGGCCAGAATATCGCCCCACCAGGCGGCGCTTGTCGGCCTCCGCAAACGCCCTCCAGAGGCGTGCCCGGGCAAAGACCGGCTTGATGGCCTTTTCCCATGCAGTCAGCTTCTTGGCGCGATCCTGTTCCTCGCCCTCGATGACCTGCGGCGGCGTCTTCCAGCAGGTGCCGATCAGCTTGTTGACCGCCCCATGGGCCAGGCCGCCGCGCCGGTACAGGCCGGCGAAGTCGTCGAAGGTGATTTCCTGCGGGAATCCGTACTCGATCCACGCGGAGCACAGGCGTTTTTGATCGAGCCCCATTCCGCCCATCAGGGCGGATCGCTGCATAGCGGTCCGATAGTCGCCAATCGCGTGGTTCACCGCGAGCTGCAAGCTTGAGCTGGTGTTCATTCTTTCGCGACCCCGTAAATCTCTAGTTCGGCGGACTCACGCGCCGCACAGGCGGCCTCGAAAGAATCGTGATATCCGAGGTTGATCATTCGGCGATGCCGTTTGATGTACGCCTTCCACTTGCCCTTGCTTTCAATCCAGGCAACGCCCGTTCGGCCGCTGGTGTTCCTGGCGTCCTTCCTGCGGTTGTAGCCCTGTCGGGACTTGGTCGCCCAGCGGCAGTTTTCAGGGCTGTACCCCGCGTCGTTGTCTATGCGGTCCAGGGACAGGCCCTTGGGCCGCTTGCCCATGTCGTTGACGAAATTGACGACGCCCTGCCCATCAGGCTCAAGCCATCGATCACAGACCGTGATTCCGCGCCCGCCGTAGTCTTTGAACTGCTTCGTTCTGGGCTTGTAGCAGCGGTTGATCATGTCGTGATACGCCCGATATTCCGGCGTGCCTTTCAGTCCGTGCGTCGTGGCCATCTTCTTCATGGACTGAGCCGACACATCAGCAGCAAGGCACCCACAGCTTCGGACCTCGCCGCCCCGCAGCTTGGTCCCAACAACGACAGCCATGCCACCGCAATCGCACACGCACACCCAGGCAGCCTTGCGATTCACGCGGGCCTCAGATAGTCGGACCACCTGCAGGCGACCGAACCGCTCGCCAGAAATGTCCTTGATCGGCATAGCCATGTCGCAACTCCCCGTGTAGTCTTTGTGTTGTTCATTCTAACACGCAACAACACACCCACAACACAGGTGCAACATGGCAAAGGACATTCTTCACATGCGTATCGAGCAGGCCCTCAAGGAGCAGCTTCGCCAGCTAGCCGAAAAGGACAGCAGGACGCTGACCAACTACATTGAGAAGGTGCTGAAAGAGCACGCCGGCCGGCACAGTACAGGCAGGTAGCTGTCTGTCATGGGCTAGCCTTGAGGATCAGGCCCCGCTTATCGTCAGGGCGTATCAGTTCAACCGTGGATTGCGCCGGGTCGCGCCATAGCATCGTGCCCTCGGCGCCGGCATGTTCTGCTGCTACGTCGCGGGCGCAGGAGATACAGCGGGCGCGCACGACCACGGCCTGCCCGGTGTTGGCAGTCAGCTTGAAGATGGGCATTTAACGGGCTCCGGGAAGGAGGATGCCGACAGCGCGAGGCGTGGCCAGCTTGTTGAACGCCCCAGACGATGCGTCTACCTGGTCCTTGTACTTGCCGACCGGGAAGGTTTTCACCTCGTCGATGTAGGCTTGGTTCCAGTCACCACGCAGCATGCGGACGTTGCCAGCCTCGACTTGCACAGCGAAGGGCTCAGCCCGCGTTGCCTTGTCACCGGTTGGGCGCTCAGGCTTGATTGTGTAGCCGGCCAGATTGCGGACAGTCGACTCTGCCGACTCCTTGCCGCCTGAGCCAGGCTCCTGCTCAATCCATATTTTGGTGCCATGCCCGTCCAGGCCGGCAACCGTTTTAATCGTGCGCTCACGCTCTGCAGCGCCCCACTGGCCGCGCACAGAATCAAGGATGTAGAACAGGCCGTCATCACCGACGCCCATCTTGACGCCCGCCGTGTATGCGCCGCCGCCATCCGTGCCTGCCTTGTCCCAGTAGCGGATAACGTTGGTCATGCGCGGGACAGCATCGACGATCTGAATCTTGCTCCACTCGAAGAATCCGCCGCCACGCGGGGCGGGGCGCTGCTGGAGCTGGCCGGCCACAGCCATGACACCCATGACCTTTTTGTCACGATCAACGACGTGGCGCGGGAAGCGCTCAGGGAACAGCAGCTCGCCTTCCTCGGTGCGCGGGTCAGTCCAGCCAATGCCGGTTGTGCAGCGCCTGCCGACCTCAAACTCCATCGGCAGGCACAGGTGCTCGTAGCCGAAATCGTTTTCGAGGATGAACCCGGACACATCCGCTTCATGCAGCCGCTGCATCACGACCACGATGGCCGATGAGTCAGGGTTATTCAGTCGCGTTGGCAGTGTCTCTTGGAACACTCGCAGCGCTGTCTCTCGGTGAGCTGGCGACAGGGCCGCCTCAACGCTGTGCGGGTCATCCCACGCCACGCGATCACCGCGACGCCCAGTCATGGACGCCACTGCGCACGCCTGGCGGAAGCCGGTGCTACCGTTTTCGTAATAGGTCTTTTGGTTCTGGTCGCCGGTCAATGCCAGTGGCCAGCGGGCCTGATACCACTCGGAGGTGATCAGGCGGCGCATCTTGAGCGTGTCGCGAGTGGCCAGGCCTTGCTCATGGCTCGCGCCAATGAAGCGGATGTGACTCAGCCCTCGCGGCCCCCACTCCCACGCCGGCCAGAACACCGACACCAGGGTCGATTTCATCGTGCCCGGAGGGATGTTGATCAGTAGCCGGGTAATGTCGCCCGCCGTGATCGCCTCAAGGTGCTCACAGACCGCTTCAACGTGCCAGCCGTGGATATAAGGCTGCCCAGGCTCCAGAACATGCCAGGCCTCACGAACGAACGTCGCCAGACTGCGCCGGCACGCCTCGCGCTCGATGGCGATAATCGGTGGCAGCACAACTCACCCCTTAGCGGGGCGGGCCGCCATCAGTTCAGCCAGGGCTGCGTCAGAGAGTTTTGACAGGTCTACAGCCTCATGCTGAATCGGTTTTCCGCCAGGCCCTGAAATTTCCTGCGTCAGCCGGTCGCCGTACTTCTTTGGCGCACGCCTTGCCGCCACCCACTTCATCGCGTCGATCTTTACCCGATCAGACGCTGCCGTCTCAGGCGTCACAGCAAGTGCCGTCTCGATGATCTCGGTCTCGAACGTGTCGGCTGCAGCTTCCCGCGCGCGCGCGTACTGTTCAGTGAACTTTTCCGTCTCTGTAGCCCACGCAAGGATCGATCCAGCACTCACGCCGAAATGTTCCGCTATCTGCCTGACAGTCTTGCCGTCGGCGACCATCTGGCATATCTCAGCATGGCGAGCATCCTTATCGACCTCTGCCGCCTTCTTTGGGGCCGCCTTAGTCTTGGGCTGCCTTGGAGGCTTCAATCTTCCATCGGCAACCATCGCATTTATCCTAAAAATCCTTCGTAGTCGTCGCGCATCACATGCCCGCCTTCCGCTCGCCGAACCGCACAGCAAGATCACGCAGCTTCTCGACGCCGATGAACCCCACCAGGCCGCCGGCGAACGTCGCCATGCTCTGCGGCAGGCCGAGGTACTCCAGCAGCGGGACCAGGGTCAGCGTGGCCAGGCCGCACATGACACCCTCCAGAATCATCTGCCGGCCGGAGCCGCCGCCGTAGATGACGCGCACCACGGCAACGGTGACGGACAGAGCGAGGGCATACAGGCTCGGGGCGACGCTGTGCAGCCAGGCCAGGACGGCCGCCCACAGGTCGGGAGATTTCTCAGGCATCTTGGGCATCTCGTATGCCCTCGTCGGGCTGAAGTGTTGGGCCGGCTCTCCATGGCCTGGCATCCGCCGGAGAGCAAAGACGCAGGCATGGGAGCCGGATAAATTGGGCGCATGGTGGCGAGCCACTCAAACAGCCGTTGGCGCCCGGAATTCGTGTTATGCGATTCTGGAGAACTCTCCATGAAACCTTTTCGAAGCGGCACAGTAAGCGGCATATGCAGCCTCGGCCGTATCGTGCCGACCTAGGCTTATTTTCTTCCCATCGACACGGATCTGGGCTCGCCAGCAGGCCTCGCCAGTATTTCTTGGCGATAGGTAGACACCCTTATAGCCGCTCCTGTTGCTGGAGTGCCTTCTACGGTTGCGCGTATTCTCTGCCTGAGTGCATCGCCGAAGGTTCTCCCTCCGGTTGTCCAGGCCACTGCCATTGATGTGGTCGACACTGAAGTCTTCGCCGCATCCGACGATTAAGCGATGGAGATGCTCCACGCCCGCATACCTCCCGTCGCGGTAGATCTTTCTTTGGACGTAAGAGGTGCGGCCGCTCATGCGAATCGTCCAGCCGGCGCCGTCCAGGATATGGGCATCGGCCTCATCAATAAGGACCTCACGGCCAGCAATCGTGATTGACGGCATGAGATGTCCTCTTTCCTGGATGCATAAAAAAGCCCCGACGCATGGCCGAGGCTTGTAATGGGTGCGCTGGGTAGGTGAGCCCTTGTCGAACCGTTCGCGCATAACGACGAAACCCCGACCAGATTGCTCTGAGCCGGGGCTTCATTCGTTTAATCGTAAATCCTCAACGCGCAAGATCGACAGGATGGGCGTAGTTTGTTGCACCGTTGCATCAGTGTCAAGCGGCAATATCGAGCAGCACGCCCTCCACCCTCAGAATCGCCTCTGCCTCGGCCAGCGCCTCCTTCACCATGCCATCCAGTACCGAGTCCACTCCTTTGCGCCAACGCCAGTAAGTCGTCCGGTTCAGGCCTTGGCTGTCCCAGGTGTTCATGTCGTAGAACTCCGGCGGCAGGATGATCATGTCCGTCGAACGCTTGCCGGATGCGCCTTTGAGCTGCGGGATTGCCCAAGCGGTGACGGCCTTGTAGGCGAACAGCCGCGGCGCGTGACTGGCGATCACCGGCACCAGGGCGCCAATGGACCCCACCTTGTGCGCCTTGTGCGTGCTGTACCGGGCGACCAGCGCATTCCAGTGGCGCGGCTTAAGCTGGCTGTGCAGGCGGGAGTAGACCCAGCAGTCCACATCCTGCCGATTCAGCTCGCCGGATCGCGCCGCCCGAGCCAGGCTCGCCAGATCACCAGCCTCGCCGCTCGACTGGTAGAGCTTTTGCCAGGCCTGCTTGCTTGTCGAGTCGATGCACTCGGCCGCCAGGGCGGATACCACTGCCGCCAGTACGCTGGTGTAGATCATGCCACTCCCCCTTTCTTCAGCTCCCGGAGCTTCGCCCGGTACTCCGCCTTGATGGCCTTCAGTTCGTCGATGGTGTAGCGCCTGGGCTCATGCGGCCCTTCCAGCCAGGCAACCCGGTCGGCGCCGATCTTCGCCACCAGGCTGATCCGGTAATTCACGATGTCGCCAGACTTGTGGTTATTGCATGGCGCGCATTGCTTGTGGACGTTGAACGGCTCGAACCGCAGTTCCGGGGTCGATCCCACGGTGCGGTAATGGCCGGCGTGGTATTGGCCCTCGTGGTGGCGGCCGCAACTGATGCAGGGCAGATCCCGGTCACGCTCGCGCACCCAGGCGTTGAACACGGCCTGCGCCTCGCGCATGTGGTCGGCTCGGGATTTCAACCGCTGCTTGGCCGCGCGGATCTCCTTCCGCCCCATCGTGGCCAGCGCCTTGCGTTCGCGCTCCTGCTTTGCCCGGGTCAGGGACAAGGCGCAGGGGATACTGCAGGCCACCTGCAGGGGCTTGGACGGGGTGAACTCGTTTCGGCAGTGCCGGCACTTCTTGGGGCGCGGCGCCTTACCGGCCTGTA